TGTCCGCAGATTCTACAAAAGAATTCCCAACCATCTTGGGTGAGCACTCTACGGGATAAATGTTGTTCAAATTGTTTTTTCATTTTTGTTTGACTTAATGTTTTTATTATTCTATAATTGTGATTGTGGGAACAACCTACATAATTAAATATAAGTTAAACTAAAAAAAAATTAAAGAAATGGGCAAACAAAAATTAACCCCAAGAATGGTGAGAACAATCATTGAATTGTTGCTCGAAGGCAATTTAACACATCAAAAAATTGCAGACAAAATTAATCACAGTCTATTGTCTAACAGAACCAGTCAATTAAGACCAGCTAAAAGAATTGAAAGAAGTATGATTACAAAAATTAATTGTACTTTAAGAAACAAAGCAAAATCAGCTCATCGTTGGACTGATGTTATTGAAGACTATCTTCACGAAAATCCCGAAGCAAGACAAAAACTTGAAGGTGAGCTTGATTTAAATGAAATTTTTAAAACAACAGAACTATGAGTGATTATGTAGTTAAAAGTTATACTTGGTATCCTGATGATTGGACATCAAGTGATGCTGTATTTTCACTATCTCTATGTGAACGAGGTTTGTATAGAGAACTGATTGATTTGGCAATGAGAAATAACAATTCAGTTCAAATGAATATTCCTATTTGGTGGAGAAAGTTTAATTCAACCGTTGAAGAAATTACTGAGACAATTAACAAATTAGAGTTACTTAATTTAATCATCGTTGAAGATGGTTATTTAAGAATCCCGTCTTGTGAAAAGAGATTGGATAAGATACTTTTTGCAAGTGAAAATGGTAAAAAAGGTGGTGCACCAAAAGGAAATTCTAATGCAACTAAACAACTAAACAACCCAAAAACAAGCGAAAATCAAACTCAAATACAAAAGCAAAAGCAAATAAATAAAACAAAAACAAAAGCAAATACAAATAAACAAGAGGTTGATTTGGATAATCAACCCATTGAGTCGTTGGGTTCTGTGGAAACCTTTGGGGTTTCCATCGACACCCAATCTCCTCAAGGGTTTCTACCCAAAGGTTATGTTGATATAACCGATGAGGTTGCTTCCAAAGGATATTCCAAGTTTTTGGAATCGTTCCCTGAAAACAAAAGGAGACATTCTGACGAGAGTTTGGAAATCTGGAATTCTCTATCTCAATCTGACAAGCAGATGTTGTTTAAACATCTCAAATCTCAACTATCCAAGTACAAATTGGAAGGAAAAGAGCAATTCTTCAAGAATAGTGAGAATTATTTGAAAGCTGGTGAATGGAAAGATATGGTTCAACGAAATAACACAAATAAGTCAAAATCCCTATCTGGCAAATATTTGAATAAACCTGGTATGATTGATTACAATTTCTATTCGTTCTACCATACCCAATTGGGGATATTCAAAACAATTGAGGAATCTATGAAAGACTTTAAAGCACTTCCAACGAAAGAACAGAATGAGTGGGAAGAACTATACCTTGATATCCAAAATGAGCGCTTAACTAAACTCCAACAACAAACAAACTGATTAGAATGGTTAAAATACTTGCAGAAACACACCAAATTTCAATTATCGGGTATGGATTGGTAGTGGATATCCACCCGAGCGATTTTAATCGATTTAAAGAGAATTTAGAGGAGTTCAGATATTCAAAGAGCGACCCCAATAAAATTGTGGAGCGAAGACAATTGAAGGTTGAAGATTTGGACAGAGTACATTTGAATTGTTTGTATTGGTATTTGAAAACAAATCACAGACCGAGATATAACGATTTGGATAGATGGCACCTTGATGTTGAAAAGATTTATTTATCTTGTGACTACAGGGTAAGGACGATTGACCGGGAAATTGAATAAATAATTCCCCCCAAAATTTTAGAGGGGGGAAAATATTTTTTTTATTTTGAAAAAAAAAATAATTTTTTTTCCTGAATTTTTTGGTGAATTTTTTCGTGAATTTTTTGGGTGCTCAAAAAGATGAGCAGTGGCTAAGTGCCCATTTGGGCACTGGCTAACTGCTTAACAAAGTAAGCAGCGCATAACAAATTGGACGGGGGTAATTGTTGATAACTTGTTGATAACTTTTTATTAAAAAAAAATCAAAAAAAAGTTGGTTTAATAGAATAGTCTTTGTATATTTGAAGTATGAAAACAGAAACACAAATCCCCACTATTGAGGTACCTGAAGGGTATTCAATTACCGACTTTGTTAAGTTGGTATCCACTTATTTAGACAAGAACTACGGCTCGCATTTATTTGAAAGGTTCCAGCAAGAAATAAAAGATAACTTGCAGAAACTTGACAATAAATAATTTGAAATATCAAAATCTTTTATTTATCTTTTAACTAACAAAAACAAAAACAAAAAAAACACTTATGAAAAACTTTGTAAAAATCATCATCGCACTTGGTAAGAAATACGGACATAATAGTCCCGAACAAATGCGGGCTTGGGGTTGTGAAACACAAGAACAATTAGACACCTACGCTGAAATCTTTTTGGGTTCTAACTATGTAAAAAATCTTTCAAAATAATTTGGCAGTATAAAATATTTGACTTATCTTTGAACTAACAAAAACAAAAAACACTATTATGAAATACACAGAAATTGAACTAACAGAACCCATCGTAAAGATGTTGGCACACGCTTACCGCACAAATGACAGGAGCAAGGACATTTATCTTAACTTTATGAACAAGTACTATGACGAGATTGAAGCCGAAGGCAGTATCTCCTGGTACGAAGATGAATACGATAACTTTTTCTATACCATCTGCGACTTAGACGAAGAACTAAATAAAAAATAACAAAAACAAAAAACAAAAAACACTAATATGAAAAACACATTAACAAAAAACGAACTACAAAAACTGGCAGTTATTTTTGATAACTCCACCACTTCACCCTTTAATCTGTTATCTTTGATGATTGAAATGCATACCCTTGGCATAAGGGCACAGGAAACAGATAACAACTGGACCTACTGGCATCAATATGTTAAACCACAAATTGACCAAGCGTTGGTTGTCAAAACATACGATGGAAGCAAAACTCCCAGATACAGCGCCTGGCTTGAAACAAAGTTAAACCAGTTCGCACAAGAAATTATACAACCCTGGTTTATAGAAACCTTTAAAGTAGTCAGTGATAAAATAACCACAGCAGGATATGACTATGACGAAGATAGTTGTGTTGACTTTAGAGACTATGTAGGGGCTATTCAGGATATTCTTATTGATGACCTCCTATCAGAAGAAACAACCTATCTTAATACCTTTTTCTTTTTCGGTATTGAAGTAAACGAACAATAAAAAAATACTAATATGAAATATACAGAAACAGAACCCACAACTAAACCCGAATACTACTACAGAAATAAAAATGGGCTACTATCTAAATACTATACCAACTGTCTTTATAGTAACACAGAAATAGAAAAAGACTACTGGTATAAAAAGTATATTATACTACTATCTAAACTACAAGAAGATGAAACCTATTAAACTATATGATACCTCTATCCAACCTAAAAATGGACCTGGAACTGTAGCACCACGACTAATAGGACACTCCCCCAGACCTGAACCAGAAAAAAAGATACCAAAGTTTAAAAATAAACCAAAAATAGAAAGACCTGTGGGTAACCCTGAAGGTGGTAAAGATATCTTTGACTTTGTATTCGTCTGTTTCATCGTATATCTCCTACTAATACCACTGTTATACTAAAAAAAGGGGGGTATAACTATACACAGAATAAGGTTATAACAATATACAAAATAAGGTTATAACTATACAGGGAAGGGGGGTTGGAGGCTGTGAACCCACGCAACTCCTACCCCACCTCTCGCGTATGACAATTTGTCAGTGTCAATCTGTCAGTGTTAATAATAAACCCCTAATTGTGGATAACTTTTTCTTTTGTGTATAATTTGTGGATAAATTTAAGGGGGGGATAACTGGATTTTGCAGTGAAAAAAGTGGGGGGAGGGGTAAGGCATCCTTCTCCGCAAAATATAATATCTCTCGAGCCTGATATAGGGGGGATAAATCCCCCCAATTTTTAAGGTGTGTATTAAAGGGTGGTTAATAGGTTATCGAACCAGAAATCCAAGTCGTAGTATCTACTATTTGTTCCTTTATCACCTTGTTTTTTAGTTCTTTTAGTTTTTCCGCACTATCGGCATTGTATAAATGTTGTTCCATAAATCAATTTAATAAATTTTTATTTGACCAGTTAAAGATTGTTTCGGATATGAAATCAGATTTTTCAATTTCATCAAAATCAATTGCTAATCTATCGCAGAATTCTTCAAATATTTGTATTGGGGATATTTCAGAAATTTCTTCAAAAATCTCTTCGAGTTCCTCATAGATATCTTCTTCTAATTCAAATTTTAGATTATCTAACCAGTTGGATATTTCAGGTTGAGGTTGAATCAAATGTAGATAAAATTTCTCATCAAATTCAAAATGGTACAAATAACCTGATGGTAGGTTTTCCAAGTAGAAAAAAGAATTTCCAAATTCCTTTTCAAGCCAGGCCTCATACGCCTGACAGTGCAAGTTTTGTTCAAGAGATATTCTTCCCTGATGATATAGGTGAAGAATTTCAGATAATTCGTTTTGTGTTAATTCAATATTTTTCATTTTAATCTTTTTTTGCTAATTTCCAAATATATCCGCCCCTACTTTGAAACTTGGTACGGTTATAAGTTCTCATAATATCCCCCGATTCAACTCCAGTCGCTCGTGATGCTTCATCTCTATTTTTCCAACAACCAATAAGATTGTCTTCCAAATCATAGGCACATACCAACCACTCTTCAAGTTCTTCACCATTTAATCTTTTCTTGCTAAACTCTGCGTATTTCTCATTTAGTTCAAACCCTATGTAGTTTCTATTTGTGTCTCTACAAGGCAAACCTGTTGTCCCAATACCACTAAAGACATCAAGAACAACATCACCTTCATCTGTTAAAAAGTTAATAAAGTATTCTGGTAGTTTTCTATTAAAGGGTGCTGGATGTCTAATGGTATTGTCTCTTTCTGTTGAGGCTGTTGGAAATCTAAATACATTATCAGGTCTAACTTTATCAGGGAGTTTAACAATATCCTTCTTATCGCTTCTTGCACCATCTTTTATTATTCCGTGCCCTTTTATATTCCAGGGGTATTTTGCTCTATCACTTGTTGCTTTAGATTGTTCTTCCATCACCCTTTCCATATAAAACTTTAACTCCTTTTGGTTTTTAACAAAATGGAATATAAACTCTGTATTGTTTCTAAATCTTTTTGGTGAGCCATTGGGAATGCCGTTTAATTTATGCCAAATATAAGTGTCATAAAACTTTAGTTTGGTTTCCTTCTGTGAGCGATGTATTAGTTCAAAGATATATGGATTTCTCAATCCATTTGAGCAATTATCGTTAATGTTAAGTATGAAACTACCACTTGGTTTAAGAACCCTGTGTATTTCAACAAATAATGGTAATAACCAATCAACATATTCTTTTGGTTTTTTTATTGATATATTTTTTCCGTAGTTAACAATATCTGCGTATGGAGGACTTGTTACCACTAAATCAACAGAATTATCTGGTAAGTCCTTAATCAATTCAAAACAATCCCCTGTTCTAATATCTATCATCTATACAAAGATAAGAACTATTTATAAAAGGACAAATAAATTATCAAAATTTAATAATTATGACAAAAGACAAATGGTATTCAATTATCCGTCACACATTAACCTTCGTTGGTGGTATCTTGGTGATGAAGGGCACAATAGATGAAAGTGTCGCAGAACAAATAATCTCTGGTATAATGACTTTAACAGGTCTTATTTGGGGTCAAGTTGATAAAAAATAAAATATTGATATATTTATAATAGGAGCCTGTTAGTTTTTCTTATTATTTCAAGCGACATCTATTTCTCTGTAATTTGGCTCCTATTTTTTTTTACCCCAGCTGCGTTTCAGTGGCTGGGGTTTTATAAAACCTTATAATCTATGGATAGTGAAGATTTGATAAAACAATATTTTAAATTGAATGCTGATGAAAAAGATGTATTATTAGGTCAGATAGTCAGAAGATATTTTGATTTAAATCTTAACAGAGGATTTTCTATTGAACAAATTTGTAATGCTATTGATGGGATAATAGAACAAGCCAATAAAGATGAAAATTATGAATGGAGTCAGGCTTTTCTTGATATAAAACTTGAAATTATTAAAGTTATAGAAAAATATAATGGGTTGTAATTGTGGAAATAAGAAAAAGGTTATTAATAATTTGAATTCACCTGTTCATCTTGAACAAGCAAAAATAAGCTTTCAAGAGGTAAATTCCAAAGAAATTTCAGAATTGGATGATTTTGATAAAATGGAAATAAATAGGATATATTTATCATTATATCCAAATTCAAATGGCATTCCAAGTTTGGAAGGTCAGATAAGAGATATAAAAGACGCATTAGAAATATATGATAGAAGATATAGAATATCCAGAAATAAAGTATCCTAAAGGAGGAGCTGGAAAAAAAGCAGAAGATAGATTTCCTGAAAATTGGAAAGAAATTATAATTGACTTGGGAAAACAAGGTAAACATCTATCAGCAATCTGGATTGCTTTAAGAATTTGCAAAGATACTCACTATGAGTTATTGAAAAGAAATGAAGAATATGATGCAACCTACCAGGAATATCTGAAGTATTGTGAAGATTGGTGGTTTGAACAAGCAAGAGAATCTATAGTTATGGGAAAATCTAAAATGTTTAACCAACATCTATGGACAAATGTAATGAAAAATAAGTTCAGAGAGAATTGGAAAGACGAATCACAGTTGGATGTTACTACCAACGGCGAAAAAATAGTTAATGCTGAGCCAATTAAAATCGAAATTATTCGTTCCGAAAAAAATGGAGATTAATGGCTACAGTAAAAACTACTGTTATTTTTGATGAAATTCTTAAATCCGATGAGCTTGGAAAGAGAATTGTCATTGCTCAAGGTGGTGCTCGTTCAGGAAAAACATTTAACATTTTAATTTATTGGATTTACCGTTTATTACAAGAGAATGGCAAAACTTTATCTATTGTTAGAAAAAGTTTGCCGTCTCTTAAAAATTCTGTGCTCAAAGATTTATTTGAGGTATTGGAATTATTTGGTGTATATGACCCAGCAAATCTTCATAAACAAGATGGTTGGTATAGATTGGGAAATAATGTAATTAATTGGTTTTCTGTTGACGAGCCACAAAAATTAAGAGGTTCAAAAAGAAATTATTTATATTGTAACGAAGCAAATGAATTGCGAATAGAAGATTGGAACCAATTAATTTTTAGAACAAGTGATAAAGTAATTTTGGACTTTAACCCATCTGAAATTAATAGTTGGGTATATGACTTGGAAAAAAGGGAAGATAGTTTTTTCTTTCAAAGTACTTGGAGAGATAATCCGTTTATTGAAAAATCAATTGTAGACGAATTGGAAGCACTTAAAGATAAAGATGATAACTTATATCGTGTTTATGCTTTGGGTGAAAGAGGCACACCACAACAACTTGTATTCAATAAATTTTATCAGATAGATAAAGTACCACCATCTTCTAAATTATTAGCAAGAGGAATTGACTGGGGTTTCAATTCACCAACTGCATTGGTTGAAGTGTATAAAGAAGATGATAATTTATACATAAATGAGAAATTATATGTTCGTGGTATGACAGTTCCTGACATTATTAGCAGAATGGAGACTTTTAAAATTGATAAAACTGATACAATTTGGGCGGATTCTGCTCTTCCACAGAATATTGAAGAGTTAAGAAGGTCTCGTTGGAATGTAAAACCTGTTAAAAAGAAGCCAATTATGCACGGATTAGACTTAATTCGTAGACATAAAATTTATATTACCAAAAATTCACATAATATTATTAATGAATTCTCTACTTATAAGTATAAAGAAGACAAAGATGGTCAATTATTAGATGTGCCAGAGGACGAAAATAACCACGCAATCGACGCATTACGCTATGTATTGGAGTCAGAACTAACAAAACGAACAGGAAAAATAACGATTTTATGATAAAAATTACATTAGATGAAGATGTTGTTGAGGTTAAAGATTATATGTCCATATCTCAATACCAAAAGTTTGTAATAAACGAAGAACTTTATAAAAAAAATCCAGCAGAATTGCTGTCTTTATGGTTAAATGTTCCAATGAATCAGATTAAAGATTTGCCGTTGGAAGAGGTAAAGTTTGTTGAAAACTATTTAACACAGGAAATTACCAAAGAATTTAACGAAGATAAATTATATGAGAGTTTTGAATTTGATGGTGTTGAATATGGATTGGAAAATGACTGGTCAAAATTGGCTTGGGGAGCTTGGGTAGATTTTCAGGTTTTATGTGCTGATAATATTCAGGGAAATATTCATCAGTTGATGGCAATTTTATATCGTCCAATTATATCAAGAGATAAAAGGGGAAAATATAAAATAGCACCATATAAGGCAGCAGAAATTCAGGATAGAGCAGATTTATTCTTAAAATTACCAATTCACTATTGGTTTGGCGCCGCTAATTTTTTTTTTCTAACATCAATAATATACACCAACAATATAAAGAATTCTTTGAACTTGACGATGTCAGTAAACAACAAGGCGATGATGGGGTACAAGATACTACCAAGTTGGATAAAACGCAAAATATCATCAGATTTTATTTTGCCGTTACATTTCAATTGGCAAAAGAAGATATTACCAGGTTTGAGCAAATGGATGAAGTAAATGTATATTTAGCTTTAAATGCGGCTTCTTTATTAAAAGAGAGACGAATTAAAGAAGAGGAGGAACTAAAAAAACTCCAACAAAAAAGTAAAAGAAAATAATGCTACAATATATTTCATATCATAGAATAATTGATTTATTTGAACAATATCAGAAATCGCAAGAAGGAATTGGCTTAAATAGTTTTGGGCACGGAAATCTTGTGATGTTCGGTCAAACAGATTCTGGAATGACTCCAACATATCCTATGATGTTTGTTACGCCACAAGCTGTGGAATATTTGGAAAATACAACCAATTGGACAATCCAAATATTATTTGCTGATAGAATTAATGATGATATGTCAAATGAAATTGATGTAATTTCTGATATGTCAATTCAATCCAAAAGATTTGTTTCTTATATCAAAAGAGGATTTGACCAGACTCCACCACTTTACAATTATATGGATTGTAATTTGCCAGTTACATCTATTCCATTTTTGGAAAGATTTAATGACTATGTTGGAGGAATTGCTTTAACTGTTGTATTGCAGGTATTTGAAGATATTAATGCTTGTGATTATTATGATTTTGATGTATCCCCAACTCAAACTCCAAGTAGCACTCCAACCCCAACACCAACACCAACAAATGCCGTTTTAAATATTGTTTCTTATGTTGACCCAGGCTCAATTGATGTGAGATTTGAAGGACATCTTAATCATACAATTAACGACAATATCAATCTAACAATTGAACAAATACTTGATATAACAACTGGTGGTACTTATACAGCTTTAACAGGATTAACAATACCATCAGGTTCCATTTCAGGTTCAAGTTCAGTTTATTTAGCAGATGCTAATTTTGATGCTTTATCAAGAACAAGCACATTTGGAATTACGGGAGCAACAATTGATGTTACTCCAACAACTGTTTTTGCCACTCCTACACCAACACCAGGATTTACACCAACACCAACATCTACGCCAACTCAAACAGCAACGAGCACTCCTACACCCACACCTACTAACACACCAACTCAAACACAAACACCAACGCCTTCTACATCGATGGGTGCCACACCAACGCAAACACCTTCTAATACCCCAACTGAAACTCCAACAGCAACTCCAACCAATACAGCGACACCAACAACTACGCAAACACCTACAAACACTTCAACACCAACTAATACTTCAACACCTACAAACACTTCAACACCAACGACAACGGCAACACCTACCAATACTTCAACACCAACTAATACACCAACTCCATCTTCAACCACTTTACCGTCAGGAACAACAGAAGCAAATAATTATTTAAATGCTGTCGTTAGTGCTGGAGGAACTTTATCTGAAACAATTTCAGCGGCAACTATAACATTATTTACAACACTTGTATCAAATAATCTTTGGGATAAGCTTACACAATTCTATCCTTTATTAGGAGGTATTGGAGCCTCTACAGCAATTGAAGGAAAATCTGCAACCTCAAAGATTACCTGGAATGGTGGAATGACATTTAGTTCTTTAGGTGCAAAATCAAACGGAACAAATGCATATGGAGAAATTGATTACAACGATAATACTTTAGGAACTACTAATTCTTATCACCATTCGTTCTATTCAAACCAAGCAACTGCTGCAGACGCAGGATATTCTTTGGGTGTATCTCAAGGAGGTCATCAAAATGCTTTGTATATTTTTGATAATACATCAAGTTTGGCGGGTGGAAGAATTCAAACAAGTGGAACCTCTATGTTCTCAACCGCATTGGCAAATAGTTTGGGATATTTTATTCAACAAAGAAATAACGCAACTGACCAAAGAGTATACAAAAATGCAGTTGATATTACTAATGGTGGAAATGCGGTTGCATCAAGTGGAAGACCAAATGCTAATTTGTGGGTATTTGCTCGTAATCCACTTGGTAACTATACAAATAAACGATGTGCGTTTATCACAATTGGTTCTACTCTTTCTGCGGGTGATAGAACAAATCTACAAAATGCGGTTCACACATTTAACACAACATTAGGACGAAATTACTAAAAATGGACCCAGAAATATTAGCACAAATTAGTGAAATTTTTAGACAGGCTGTATTTGAATCTTATAGTCAAAGAAGAGCTATACGTTCTTATGATGGAAGACAAAAAACAATTGGTGGCTCAAAAGTTTTTGGAAATGCAATTGCCACAGGAAAACTCGCTAATAGTTATACCGCAGAATGGATTACCCCAATTGATGGTGGACAACCTCAATTAGAAATTTCACCCCCACTTGGTTCAGAAGAATGGTACTATGCTTATTTTGTAGAAAATGGAAGACTGCCTTCGATTGGAAGAATGCCTCCTTTAAATAAAATATCAAAATGGGCACAAGCAAAATATCAAGCAGGTGGTTTATTTTGGAGAAATGAAAAAGGAAAATTCACAAAAGCACCATCTCCATTACAGAGAGTTTTTGCTTACGCTAAATCAATTGAAAAATATGGTTTTGCGGGATATCCATTTATTGATAAAGCAATTGACATTGCGTTACCACGAATAATTGAACAATTGGGAGATGAGGCCGCTCAATATTTCCAAAATCAAATAAATAATATACCAAGCCAATGAGTATTAATATAGTTCATCAACCACCTTCATTTCAACCAGTTTTAACAAATGGGTTGTTTTATACACTTTCTGCTGATACAACAACCAAATATAAATTTAGATATACCTATGATATCTATGTTGAAAATCAATTAATTTTTCAGGGAAAATCTACACCAAATCCTTATGATTTGGGAGTAATTGATATATCAAGAATTCTTAAAACCTATTGTGAAAATAATCCAATTGCTGTGTGGGATACAACCCCTATTTATACACATCAAACTTTTCCATTTAGCCGTCCCTATTTAGATGAGGTCATTAATTATCAAACTTATTTTGGATATGAATATTCTGACACCTCAACTGGAGATGTTACTGGTTTTACTGGTAACGGAAATGTAGTTGGGGGACCTGGTGTTGAAACACCATTAAAGAAAACATTCCATTCAACTATGGGTGTTAATCCAAGAGCAACTCAACAGGATTTTGATATGAGTCCATTTGTTTTGTCAGGAGCACCTGTTGGTACAAATCCAACAACAACTGGTTTATTCTTAACCAACTCTCCAAGAACAAGAGATATACAGGAAACAGAATGGTATACATTGGCATTTACCAATTATTATTTAGATACCGAAACTCTATCAGAGCCATATTATGTTGAATATAATTTTTATGACGAAGATGGTATATTTTTAGCTACTCAAAGAATAGATAATATTCTAACAAATGGTGGAGGTCCAAGAGCAGATTGTTTAGATGTTTATCCTGCATTACCTTTAATCATACCTTCAGGTGGTACAAACTATAATACCCTTTATGTAGGTGCTGGTGTTAAAAATATTGAGGATATTATGCCAGCAAATACAAAACAATATACGGTTCAATTGTTTGGAAAATTCACAGGTGAGACATCACCAATTCAACCCACTCCCACTCCTACGCCTACACCATCGCAAACACCAACATTCTGTTCTTGTGAAGAATATGAGGTAGTTAATCCATCTTTGGAAGCACAAGCAATTTTATATTATAGAGATTGTTTTAATGTTCCACAAGTTTTGGTAGTTAACCCTGGTGAAACCTTCTATGTTTGTATATGTAATTTGGGTGATTATACAGTCTCTGGTGTATTAAATGTTACTCATCAGGGTTCTTGTCTACCACCTGTTTGTATTTGTACCAGCTTTGAAATTTACAATACTGGAGATGAATCACAATTATATGTTCAGTGGTTTGATTGTGATTCTATTCAACAGAATACCTTACTTGACCCTGGATTGGGAATGTCCATTTGTGCTTGTTATGGAACCGTTAGTGCTTCAGGTTCGACATATTCAATTGTTGATACAGGACCTTGTGGCGGAGCAACTCCAACACCAACACCAACTCCAAGTTCAACACCTGAATGTTTACCAGAACTCATCTATGAGTGTACAGGACTATGTGTAGGTGGTGAGTGCTTCTGTGATAATCCAACTCCAACTTATATCTATATGGCACCTGGTGATTTACCAAGTGATATTGGTAAGACAATATACGCTGATTGTGGATTGACCACGCCTTGGTATGGAGACTATGAATATGGTGGACAAATCTACACAGCATCACCAATTGTAAATTATTGTACACCTGGACAACCTTGTTAATAAATTGACTAATAAATTAAATATATGAGCGTAGCACCACAACCAGTTCCTGATACCTATTCGGTTGGAGTATGCACAGGATATACACCAGTGAGTGAAATATTCACATTCAATATTGAGAAAAATACTTGTAGAGCAGGTGATGATATTCAAAGACAATTGATGTGGAAAAATAGATACGGACACTACGATTATTATACCTTCAAAGCAGGAAAGGCTGAAGGATTGGCAATTGAGCGTCAGTCCTATAAATCTTGGCAAAATGATTGGGGTTCAGATAATCCATCTGTTCAACAATATGCAAGAGGAATTACAGATTTTCAGGTAAGTATGGTTCAAACAAATATAATAAATTCAGGATTTTTAAATCAACCTGACTTTATGTATTTGCAAGAATTATACACAGCAGATGAGGTATATGAAATTAGAACCGATGGAGGATTAAGTCCAATAAATATTTTATCATCTGAATTTGTAATTAAAAATAGAGGTAATAGAGAAATTACAAATATTGAATTAACTTATGTTTATTCTAATAACTTGAGTTTATTGTATAGATAATGGATACAGAATTACTTGTTAATTTAAATAACCAATGGCAACTAATTGATTTGTATGAGGGAATTCCAATTACGGTTATGATTCAGGAAATGGATTTAACCGCATTGGATGAAAGAAAATCATATTATTCAAAACAATTTGTTGTTCCAAATACATCAAATAATGCCATTATTTTTGAGCATTATTTTGAGGTAAATGGAATTGATTTTAACCCTCTAACAAAGATTGAATGTGTGGTTCAATATAGGGGTGTTGATATTTTTGTTGGATTTTTAAGATTACAAGCAGTCATAGAAAACCCCAATTATACTGACTATGAGCTATACATTATGGGCTCGGTTGGTGATTTTGCTTCAGAAATCCGTGATTTAACCCTTCAGGATTTAAGATGGGATGACTTACAACACGAGTTAAGTTATAGTGCAATCACTCAATCCTGGTATGCAGATTCAACAGAAGTGAATGGATTGTTTGGGGGTAAAATAATATATCCTCTTATCAATTATGGATTGCCATATCAATCAAATGGAGACCCTGTTTTTACATATACATTTGGTGAGACATTTTCATTTGACCAAGCATCAAATCCTGTCCCTGAAAATACATTTAAACCAGCTGTTAGACTTAAAGAAATCATCAATAGGATTTTTGAAAAAACAAATTATACAGTATCATCAGAGTTTTTTGAAACAGAAAACTTTAAAGCCATTTATACTGATACTTTTCAAAATGGACAATTAGGAGTTACTGTAGCATCAGCCGTAACAAATCAAAATATTTTTAGAGTTTATACAAGAAATCAAATATTATGGGAAAAAGCAACAGGACAAAAAGATTTTCTGTGTAATACTTTGGGATTAGATGGGTATGACCCATTAAACAATTTTGTTTTGGGTACAACTTACAATTATGCAAACCCTTCAAACCAAAGAACAGCAGGTTATTTTATAGCTCCTTATACTGGTCAATACGGATTTAATGTTAAGTTCAATTATGATGATGGGGGAACCTGTGGAGGAAATATAAAATTCCAATTGGTTATGAGAAAATCAACCAATTTGGCAGGATTACAAAATGGACCGATAATAGCATCATCTCAACAATATGAATTACCAACTTGTGGAGCAGTTGAAAATATAAATTGGTTTCCACAAGCAACATTATCTCCTGGTGAATATGTTAAAGTTTATATCTTAATTAATCAAAATAATAATAACAAAGCCAATTTAAGAATATTACCATATTCAAATTATGGTATTACAACTCCTGCTCCGATGTGGGATTTATATGAATCGCCCGAATTACAGGGCACACAAATTGTTGATTTGAGTTTGGGATTTCAACAAATAAATTGTATAGATTTTTTGAAGGCTCTAATCACAATGTTCAATCTTGTTGTGGTTCAGGATGAGGTAAATAAAACAATAATAATTGAACCATTTAACTGGTATTTTAATGAAGCGGATAGACAAGAAAAAGACTGGACTCAAAGACAAGATTTATTATCATCTTATAGAACTGAACCACTTTCATTTGATTTACCTAAAGAGATTAATTGGACATATACTAAAGGCTCTGAAGAATATTTAAATAAATTATTTGAAGATAAAAATGCCTACAATTATGGGAGGTATAAATATGTTTCAAACAATAATATTTTAATTGGAGAACAAACTTATGAGTTACCATTTGCTGCCACTCCAACAACCGTTGTTAATGGTTCTGATAACTTTATTATGCCTGCGGTTTATAGAGAAATTGACGGAACAAATCTACAACCATATTCCAACAAACCACATTTATTTTATTGGGTAGGAAATAGATATGCTTATCTTGACCAATATAAGAATTTTCCAGGGTATTGGTATTTAACATCTGGTACAACACCAGTTGAACAAACAACTTATCCTTGTGTATCTCATTTAAGTTCGTTGGATATCTACTTAACAAGTCTTGTATCTGATTTAAATTTCCAATCCACATTTGATTTTTTTGGTAATTACAATACTCAAATTCCCCAATTTACACAATACAATTTGTATAATTCTTATTGGAAGGATTATATTGATAATAACTTTTCACCAGAAACCAGAAGATTAAATGGAAGATTTATTTTAAAACCTGATGATATTTATGATATAAGTTTAACAGATAAGATATTTGTTAAAGATAGTTTTTGGAGAATTGAAAAGATTACTGAAGCAAGTTTAAATGAATACAAATCTACAGAAGTATCATTAATAAAAGAAAGAACTGGTTATTATAAAATAGTTCAACCAGGTCCTTATTATGGTATTAGTCCAAATGCCCCCTATCCAGGAACAATAATCACAGGAAGCACAAATATAGATTGTTATACAGGTACAACCGCATATCCTGTCTGTCAGTCATTATCTGCGACAGGGACAGTACTTTCTATATCCTCTGTTGTTTTGGCTCCTAATATCCTTGTTTATGGGGATTATGGAACCTATGTGGCACCACTTCCATTGGGGACATTTATCAAATCGATATCTGGCGGAGATACTTATGTGGTAATAAATAATATTGGGGAAATAATACCCTATAACTGTTAACGATGGCAAATAAAACAATTGGTTTAACTATACAACTTAATGGTGTTACTGGCACCGTTAAAGATATTCAAACTCTTGAAAATGAAATTAAAAAAGCCAGACAAGACCTTAAACAACTTGAAATTGGTTCTGATTTATTTAATCAATTATCAAAAGAAATTGGTTTGGCTGAAACTCAATTATTATCTTTAATTCAATCAACCAAACGATTAACAAGAGAAAGAGAAATTGAAGGTATTGGAAAACTTGGACAAGGTATTGCGTCGTCTTTTGCTGCCGCTCAATCAGCGGTTGCTTTGTTTGGAACTGAAAGTGAAGAGGTAACAAGAGCCGCAACTGCGGCACAAAACTTATTAACATTGGCATTATCTGCAAGAGGTATTGCTGAGGTTAAATTGGGTGCTGAATTGGTTGCAAGGACAATTGCACAAAGAGCATTAACAGCTGCTGAATTAACTGAAATTAAAGTTCTTCAAAGATTATTTGCCGTAATAGCTGCAAATCCATATACAGCATTATTGGTTGTATTAGGCTCATTGGTTGCTGCGTATGCTGCTTTTGGAGATAGTGAAGAAGAGGTTACAGAAAAAACAAAAACTCTTAATGAGGTAATGGCGGAAAATAATGTAGAGGCTCAAACTACAATTACAAAATTACAAATATTACAAAAACTATACGATTCAGAAACCACTACATTAGAAGCTAAAGCCGCCGCTCTAAATGAAATTAATAAACTTTTACCAGGTATTAATAAATTACAAGGAGACGATACAAAGATTCAACAAATTAGAAATACAGCAATTGAAATTGAAATTGAATTAATAAAAGAAAGAGCAGCTCTCAAAGCTTTAGAATCTGTTTATACTTCCCAACTTGAACAAGCTCTTAAAGAAGAAAATAAGAAAAGAGAAAAAAGGATAGAGTTATTAAGTGAGGAAACCCTTTTAGAAAAAACAAAAGCAATTTTGGCAAAACTTTATTATGGTTATGAATTAAAAAATCAGGCGGTAATAAGAAATCAAAAAGAAATAAATGACTTAAAACAAGAAACCGTTGTTACTGATGAACAAATTACTGAGCAAACTGCAAAAGTATTAGAGTTACAAGGTCAGTTAGATGCTTTATTAAAACCATATACAACTAAAAAAGGAAAAGCATTAAAAGAAGAAAAGGCTAATTATAGTGCTTTGCGTGAAGAACTTGAAAAACTTATTGAACTTGAAAATGAAAGATTACTTATTCAATTTAAATTAGGTGGATTTGAAGCATTTATTATTAATGAATTAGAGCAACGAACCAAAAAAACTGAAGACCTCGTTGAGTCGACAAACAAATTAAAAACCGCTCAAGAATTATTAAAAGAAATTAATGATAAAATTGTTGGTCAGAAAGATGATATTGGGAAATATTATAATGATATTTTAACAGGTGTAAAAAATACAACTGACGCTATAAATAAATTAACAACCACAGGAGATGTTCGAAATGCTCAAATCTTTGCCTTTTTAAATGCATTTAAACAACAAGTATTGGGCATATCAACAATTGAAGGTTTAGCTGATGAGTATAAAAATGAATTTCGTCAAATAGCTTTTCTTGTTGAAAATAATGTAAAAATATTAGAAAAGGTTTTTAAGATTTCACCAGAATTTCCTGTAGAAGAATGGGAGAAAGCAGTAATAAATTTTGCATTGAAGACGGGTGATTTGCTTAGCGACCCATTACAAAGAACATCAGATGAGTTAATTTCAATTCTTATAAATTCTGAAACAGAATATAACAATATAAAAGATAAATTTTTAACAACATTTTTAGAAAAAGAAAAAGCGGCAAAGGCTGCGACTTTTCAAACTTTGGAAGATGAAAAAAACAAATATAAAGAAGGAACCAAAGAAAGACTTAAAGCTCAAGAGGAAATTGATAAAGCAGAAGAAAGTATTAGAAAAACTGGTGAAAAACTTTTTGAAACTTTATACAAAAATACAGTTGAATTTCAAAAAATGAAAGCTGCGGTGGCAGATGTCTCAAAAGAGGTTACGGATTTAAATGAAAAATTAAAAGAACAACAACCTGAAGCATTATTGGGTTATATTGTTGATAATGCTGCTGAGTTTGCAAAACAATATAGAGGATTTTTTAAAGATGTTACTATTGATAGAGAATTATTATCAGATTTGAATGAAAAACTTGCAAGAAAAGATTTTTCAACTGATAAAAAATATGCTAAATTATTATCTCAATTACAATCGAAATTAGATGCAGAGCTTACATTTATTGATTCAGAAGGTAATGTAAAAAGAATTGATATTACAAGACTTTCGTATGAAGAAAGACTCGCATTACTTGCTAAATTTTTAGAAGCAGAAGTAGATTTGATAGAAGACGCTGAAGCTAAAAAACAAAAGAAAAGAAAAAAAACTCAAGATGCTTGGGTTGAGGGACTTAAAGTATTTGCAGATGCTATTGCTCAAATTGCTTCACTTGAAGCCCAATATACTCAATTAAGATTAGATAAATTGGAGCAGGAATATAATAAAACTTTAAATAATATTATTGGTGATAGTGAAGAGGCGTCAAAGAAAAGATTAGATTTGGAAAAAGAATATCAAGCAGAAAAAGCGGCTATTGAAAAAGCAGCATTAATTAAGAGTTTGAAATTACAATTATTACAAACAACTGCTGATGTTGCTCAAGCAATTGCTTCCAATCTTGAAAACCCTGTTGTTGCTGCCATCGCAGGAATTGCTGGAGCATTCCAATTGGATATTATTAGAAGACAATTACAACTTGCACAAGCCGCTGCTGGTGGTATGTTAGTTAAGGGTAGAAGACACGAATACGGAGGTGTTAGAGCAAGTGGAGGACTTGAATTGGAGGGTGGTGAGGCAATCATCAATAGAGTTGCTACAATCAATTACCAGGGACTTTTAAGTTCAATAAATCAAAGTGGTGGGGGACAGGCTTTGGTAGCCAACGCATCCAATTCTCTTATGGAAGAAAGATTGATGCAAGCCATAGCCAAACAAAGACAAGAACCAATTAGAGCTTATGTATTAAGTTCTGAAATACAAAATGCACAAGCTATAAATAAACGACTCAGTGAATTAAGTACTTTATAATGTATAAAATAATAGAATTAGATATTGATGGAGAATTAACGGGGGATACTCGAATAGAAGAAATCGCCTTGACGAGCCTACCTGCGATTGAGCAAGGGTTCATATATTTTGCAAAAGAACAATCTTTTATTGTTCCTCAATCTGTTGCAGCAAATGCCTGCAAAGTTAAGAAATATAAAGAAGAAAATGGTTCATCTTGTGGAACTCAAGTTGGTTGGACAAGAGCATCTCAATTATGTGATAGAAAACCAATCTCATTAGAAACCGTTAAAAGAATGTATTCTTATTTTTCAAGACATAAAGTTGATTTGGAGACATCTAAAGATTATGAAACTCTTTGCGGAAAACAAATGTGGGATGCTTGGGGTGGTGATGAAGGTTATAAATGGGCAAAAAGTATATTAGATAGATACGAAGATTTAAGTGCTGAAGTAGAAGAATTTATTGAGAAAAGAGCTGATGAAACCAAAGATGATTATCTTGCCAGATGTATTGCTTACCATATAAAAGAAAAAGGTTGGAAAGAAGACCAAGCAACTGCTGTTTGTTATAAACAAATGGAAGAGGCTTTTACAATTGGATTGAAAGTTTCATTTGACTATGATAAAGTATTAACAACAGCACGAGGAGTTGGGTTATTATTACACGAATTAAATACAAAATCTGATGTTTATATTGTTTCAGCAAGACACAATAAAAAAGCAATTGAAAATTGGGCTGAAAAATATGGTATTCACTCATCAAAAATATTTGCAACTGGTTCAAACAAACAAAAAGTTAGAAAGATAAAACAACTCAATATTCAAAAACATTATGACGATAACGAAGATGTAATTGAAGAATTGGGAAGAGTTGGTGTTCAATTTAATTGTCCCTGTTTGGATGAATTTATTGATGATAAATTTACTGAAGATTTTAATTTGGTGAATTTTGAGGATTCAGAACCAGTCTTTGATACACCAGAAGAGGCAATACTATATGGAGAAAATGTTAAAGGATGTAAGTCTTACCACGTTCATACAGATGAAGATGGAAATGAGGTTTATATGGCTTGTAATATTGAAGAAATGTCTGAGCAAAAGTTTTCAATTAATATTGATGATTATGCTGAAGATGAAATTGAAGCTGCTAAATTATTATATTGGTTAAAAGAAAATGACTATCAAAAATTTGAATCTGTTATTCAATCTTTAAGAGGTAGAAGCAAAGAAGAAATTATTAAATTAAATCACAAAAAACCAACTGCATATTTTCAATATGCAAGAAAAGTAGATGGATTTCCCGATAGAGATTTTTGTACTGATTTAGAAGGAAGATATTTTAGAAGATTGGAGATTGATTTATTGAAGGATTCAAACACTGAATTTGGGCATAATAGAGAACCATATTCGAAATGGTTATACAAAGGGGGTCCATTATGTGTTCACGCCTTTAGAAAATACCTTGTACAGGGAAAAGATTTTGCTGATATGGGATATGTCGAAGGCAAACCAGGAACAGCCCCAAGAGAAGGTGGTGTTCATTTTCCTTACTATGGTTACTATAATGAAGAGTCATTTTTGAAAAGCCCATTTGGTAGAAAAATGTCTCAAAACTTGAGCAAACAAATGTTCAAATCAGATGATGAAAAAAGGATGATATATTCTCCACTTATGATACCTAATATTTTAATTCCTCGATTGGATGATAATAAAGAAAAATATTATGTGAAATTTACCCCAAAAAGCATAGAGAAAATGCAACAACTTTATATGTTAGAAAAGAGATTGGATAAAACCAACTATGAACATTCAAATAAAAAATTACCATCTGTGGTAATGGTTGAATCCTGGATTGTTTCTGGCGAAAAAGATAAAGCATTTGAACTTGGATTTGATAGGGATAATATCCCCAACGGAACCTGGATGGGTGGCTTCAAAGTATTAGAAAGTCCAGAAGGAAATGACTTGTGGAATAATTTTATTAAGACAGGTAAATTAAAAGGATTTTCAGTTGAGGGGGAATTTATAATGAATTTTTCCCGACAAGAAAATGATGAGTATTTATTATCCGAAATCATAAACATAATAAACAAAATAAATTAAAATTATGAATGCTACAGAAGCAATTAATAGTATCGTAAATCTATTGGGCTTGCAATTTAAAAAGGAGACATTCGTATCAGTTCTTTTGGTTGATGGTGAAACACAAGTTACCAACAACCTTGATAACGATTTTGATACAGGTCAAACTCTTTATATTGTTTCTGATTCAACTTTAAAACCAGCCCCTCCAGGTGAACACGAAACACAGGAAGGTAAGTTGATTACAGTTGATGAAGAATCCACAATCATTGCGATTGCTGAAAAGGGTGCTGAAAGTGAAGAAGAAAAAGAGGTTGCTGAGGAAGAAATGACTCAAGCGAAATCTTATGACGGAGACATTTTGGAATCCAAAACTTTTGATGTAGGTGAAGAAATTTATCAGGTTCTTGAAGATGGTTCAAAAGAACCAGCTAAAGATGGTGAATATGAAATTACATTAAAAGACAGCAAAGACAATGAGGTCAAAATCAGACTTATTGTTAAGGACGGTAAGATTGAGCAAAGAGACAATGTGGAAGAAATGTCAGAGAAAAAAATGGACTCTGATTTCGCACAGGATATTGCAGATATTAAACAATCAATTCAACAATTATTAGAGGTTGTTGATTCCTTAAATGGAAAATTCAAAACCGAAGTGAATTCATTAAAGACGGATTTTGAATCCTTCAAAAACAGTCCAGAAAGAAAACCAATTGATGAGAAAAAAACTTATTCAGAATCGTTTGGTGATTACAAATTGGATTTAATTAAATCTATGAGACATTTATCTCGTTAAAAAACTAAAAATTAATAAACTAAAAAAAACAAATTAAATAAAATGGAAAATACTAAAAAGTTTTCGTTCGCTTATGATTTATCTGGTTTGCCAGCATATGAGGCATATGCTTCCGACCAGTTGATTAAAGCAGTATTAGGTCTTACGCTTCCAAAATATAGCACACAAAGACCGAATTTGCACGGTACAACAACTAATGTTGGTTGGTTGGAAAATGATGTATATTTGCAAGATATGTCTTGTGGATTTAATTCATCAGGAACAACAGACCAGAACATAATCACAATTGATATTTGCAATAAAAAGGTCAATCAAACTCTATGTCCAACGGACCTCTATGATACCTATTTAGCGATGCAATTATCTAACTCAAATCTTCCTGAAACAGTTCCTTTTGAAGAGTTAATCTTAACAGATATTTCAAATAGAATTGCTAACAAAGTTGAGTTACAATTATTCAACAATACAATTGCTGGTGGTGATTGTTTTGATGGAATGAGCGCATTAATTACATCAGGAAATGGAGCTACACAAATCGCATATTCTGCAGCAACTGCTGATAATGGTTTGGATGTATTCTCTAAAATTTATGAGTCAATACCACAGAACGTTTTACACAGAGATGACTTGGTTATTTACTGTTCATACGCTAACTACAGAGGTTTGGTTGCAAGTATGAGAAAATCTTCATACATCAATATGTTCACAGACCCAACAGGAAATGCAACTCAAGGTCCAGATTGGTCATTGACACTACCTGGTTCGAATGTCAAGGTAATTCCAACTGTCGGAATTAATACCAATGTATACTACGCTGGTCCAAGCAAATATGTACAATTTGGAATGAATTCTTCCATAATGGAAACCAAGAGTTTGTGGGACCCATTTGAGCAAATCATCAAAATCTACTCTACTGTATCTTATGGTTTGGGTGTATTTGATGTAGCTTCTTGGGCTATCTGCAAATAATAATTTAGAATGATGTTCTTCACAAAAAGGGGAACATCTTCTTAAAAAAAATAAACTAAAATAAAATAAATAATATAAATTATGGCAAGTTGTTATATTTCGACAGGTTATACTTTGGATTGATTCTATAGTCCAATTAAAATCGGGTGAATTGCTGGAAACTCTGGAGACAGACAATCAGCAGCCAAGCCTCCCAAGAGAATAAAAGTAGGGGGAAGGTTCAACGACTAACAGGTGAGTATCTCAAACAATAAACCTGACACGAGTGCCCGACAACAGAAATGTTGATGATATAGTCTGAACACTACGAATAATCTAAAGAAGGTAGTGAAGTAGAGGATAAAGAGCCTCTTCGATAACAAAATGTGTAGAACCTCAAGTACCGGCGGAATTTCGCAAATGTGGATTCTAGGTGGTCTTGGTAATTCAATCACAGGTTATACTGTAACAAATTCGATGGTTTCCGCTATCGGAGGAACTGGTACTTGGTTCAATTTCCAATTACCAAAACAATCAGCATCTTTGACTGAAACTTTGGGTGTAAATGATGTAGCACAATCAGTTACATTCCAACCAGAGTTGGTTGTTAATTTACCTAAACTTGATACTACTTTGCGTGATGTCTTTGTTGATTTAGTATCCCAAAATGAAATCTTTGTTTTGGTTGAGGACAACAACACAAGATATTGGTTGGTAGGTCTCGATAATGGATTGCAAGTTACTGCAGGTTCTCTACAAACAGGTCAGGCTTATACTGATTTGAATGGAGCGTCAGCGATTACAATGACTGGTGGTGAACCAACCAGCATCAGACAGGTTGAAGTAACTACCACAATTGCAGCTGTATTCACTGCAGGTGGTTTCACTTTTGAAAGTTAAAAATTAAATTTTATGTGGGGGGTTAAACCCCCCCACTTTTTTTTATAAATTCTATGACAATTTAATATGGGATATAAATTCCGTCGCAAGAAATTTTCTAATTATTTAGGGGAAGAAAGAGCTATTGATGACATCATAGAATCTTTTGTGCCTGATGGTGCATTGTTATGTGATTTCACATATACAATAATCCCTCCAACACCAACACCAACAAGTAGCCCAACAAGCACTCCAACTCAAACACCAACAAGTACTCCAACAAGCACACCGACAAATACGCCAACAACCACTCCAACTAATACGAGCACTCCAACAACTACACAAACGAGCACTCCAACTAATACGAGCACTCCAACAACCACTCCAACTAATACAGTTACGGCAACTAATACACCAACCCCAACTAATACATTAACACCAACCCCAACTGGAACTATATTACCTGAAACATTTTACATTCAAGCCCAAAACGGGAATAATATATTAACCGAAAGTTCTGTTTATATTGAAATAGAACATACATAAAAATTAAATAAAAATGTCAAATTCATTAATCTCTCAATTACCAACTTGGACAGGTACCACTGCTGACCAGGGATGGTTTATTTATAACAACAGTGGTGAATCAGAGACATTTAAACAATCAGGATATACCGCACAATACATTCCTGGAACAGGTCAATATTCGATTAGACACTTCACCAATTCTGCAGCGTATGCGAGTGGAACTTATGCTGCAACTTTTGGAGACCCTACAAACCGTGTAACCGCAAATTATGGATTTGTTGGTGGTGGATATAACAACTATGTTGATGGTGCATACGGTGCGACTGCAGGTGGTCAACAACATACATCAGGATATAGATGTTTTGTTGGTGGTGGTTGGAATAATTCTGCAAATGGTAATGGTGCTGCAATTGTTGGAGGTGAATCTAACACTTGTAGTAATGTTTCAGGAGGTGGAATATTTGGTTCTGGTGGTTCAAAAATATATGGTGCAAATGATACGGGATATGGTATTTTTGCAGGTTATGCAAACATTGTTTCATCAAATGGTTCACAGGGATTATTTGTAGTCGGTGGTGCTACTAACAAAGTTTCAAACTTTAGGTCCACAGGAGATTCTGGAAGATACAATTATGGTGGAATAATTGGTGGATTACAAAACTATATTGGTGGAAATAGAAGTGAAGGTGCAGGTTCAAGTTCAGGTCAAAACGCATATCCTCTTATTTTGGGTGGTTATTACAATACCATCTTGGGTAACATTGATGGATTGGGTGACCCTAACTATTATTCTGCGATTATTAACTCCAATACCTGTTCAATATCAGGAGCATCAACAGGAACAACAATAATTAGTTCACAAAACTCAATTGCTGCAGGTAAAACAAACGCTGTTTTACTCGGATTAAGTAGTAGAACTGTATCAGAAAACTATACTACTTATACTGAAAATCTGTATTCTTACGGACAACAATATACCAATACAACCTCACAAACAGGTTCAACACTTACCGTTGATTTAAGTCAGGGAAATATCCATTATATTGAGGTAGATAATCCTTTGGATTTGACTCTAACCAACCTTAAGAACGGTGGTAAATATTCTATCTTGGTTCAAACAACAGGTAACTATACTATTAATTCTTTAACAACCTCTGGATTTACACAAAAGAAAAGTTCATCGTTTGACGCTTTGATTAATACTGGTTTTGTTGAATTAAACTTTGTTTGTGTATCTGGATTTATTACTTGTAGTAGTGTTCAATTAACCGCATAATATATGTCAACAACAATAGAAATATCAAGTGCTAACTTTAATGGGCAATCTGCCAATATAACATTTTATCCTTGTACGGGTGGTGTAATTAATTTGGGAACACAAACAATTCCTTTTCAATACACAGCTACAGATTATGAAGGAGATTATGAAATTTATATTATTGCTTTTGACCAGACTTGCTACTTGAATATTCCTTGTCTTACTTTGACTCCAACCCCAACTCCAACAGCAACATTAGAAGTAACACCAACCTCAACTCCAACCAATACTGCAACTGCAACCCCAACAGTTACTCCAACCAATACTGCTACTCCAACATATACATCTACACCTACAAATACTCAAACCCAAACTGTAACTCAAACAGCAACGCCGACAATCACATCTACACCAACTAATACACCAACACCTACTTTAGCAGAAACATTCTATTTAATGACTGAAGATAGTGAACCTATTTTGGATGAGAATAGTGATAATCTTGAACCTGATGGATACACTCCTCCTCCAACTCCAAGTCCAACACCAACCTCAACTCCAGCACCATCATTATTATCGTTTGATGTATTCTATGGTGAGAGCAGATACTTGGCTTGTACTGAAGCAAATCCAACTAAATTATATGCTCAGGATTTAGGAAATTGTGGAGGTTGTTCTCCTTTAAATTGTTGGGCTTGTTTAACAACAGCACAACCAATTTATAGTAATAGTGGAGGAACAATATTAGCAACAACAGGATATTATATGAACTATATGATACCACCATCAAGTCAACCTGCAACTTTGTATATTTATAACGGATACATAGTTGGAGGAACATTTAATGGTGGTTGTGTTCCAAGTCCTTCACCAACACCATCACCGCCAGCAAGTCATCCTTATAGTTGGACTGGTTATACATCACCAGATGGATATTGTGAAGCGTATAGTGGAACGAATAGAACTTTAATAACACTTTATGGTGATAACTCTGTATATGATTTGAACACTGTATTCTATGATTCTGCAACAAATGGAAATAGTACTGACTTATTTGGTGGTTATGCGGTAGATGCAGGTTATGCTGAAATAGGTTCTTTGTTAGATTACGATGGTAGAGTTATTGGTTATTGGCTTTTACCCGACAATTGTCCCTAAAAATAAATAAAAAATAATAATAAAATGAATGTAAAAATATCACAATTACCTACTTGGACTGGTACCTCCGCAGACCCAAGATGGTTCGTAATGAATAATCAGGGGGAAACAACTACATACAAATATAGTGGATATACATCTGGTTTGTTAAATGGTACTGGAACTGATTCAATTCAATCGGCATCTTTTTTAACAAATTTAGGAACAACTGCAAGTACTCAAAGTGCAATAGCAATTGGTGATGGAGCGGAGGCAACCTCTCAATATAGTATTGCTATTGGATACAGAGCATATAATACTAACAGAGATGGAAACCGAGAGGGTTATATTACTATTGGACATCAGGCTCAATCAGTTCAATATGGTGTTTCTGTAGGTTATAATTCAAGTGTTCTTGGTGCAGATGCGATTTCAATTGGAACTGCCGCTGTTACCGCTGGTAATGGTGCAGTATCAATCGGTAAAAACTCTCACTCTTATTCTACGGCTGGTGTTGCTATAGGAAATGCTGCTGGTGAAAGTTCAAACAATTTTGGTATCGTTATTGGAACATCTAACAATAATAATGATTATGGTGTTTCTATTGGATATGGAAATACAAACAACCATAATGATTCAGTTGTTATTGGTAAAAATATTACAAGTGAATATACAGCAACAACCCACACAACAAGTTTAAATGTATCAAAAATCCTTAGTGTGGATACAGTCACCGCAAGTGGTGTTTCTGGTGCTGTTGATTTTGACTTAAGTCAAGGTAGTCAGTTTCAAACGACATTAAGTGGTAATTCATCAGTCAACTTTATCAATTGGAGAGAAGGACAGATTTTATCTTGGTGGGTGTATAATGATGGAACAAATACCATAAGTGCTATGACTATTTCTGGTGGTGGTTCGGTTTATTGTCAAGGTGGTTCACTCCCTAATCCAACTAATAATGGATATTCATATTATACTGGAACTATCTATAATGGAAATCTTATATTATTAGAACACTTAAACTTCCAAGCGGTTTAAAATTAATTAAAATGATAATATTAAATGAAGGTAATAATTTAGCAGCCGCTACCTGTTCAAGAAACAAACAATTGACAGGTTCTGTGTGTTATTTATGGTCTTTAAAGCATAAACTTTCAGGACAAACTTGGCGTTTCGTTCCATATCAATTACCAACTGATGTGAATTATGCGCCAGGTTACGACTTCTTTAGTATTAAAATTGATAACAACGAACCTGAATTTTTGACAGGTGCAACTATGACTGGACAAACAAATGTTCATTTAATAGATGGAGAATATTATGTTAAGATTTGGGAACAATCTTCTTCAATATGTAATAACCTCAACCCAAATTATGCTTATGATGTAGTTTATGAAACAATTGGAATTGTTAATTATGCAATTCCTGAACCTGTAAGCTACTCTGGCACAACAAATATTTATAAGATATACGAAGGATGATTAATATAGAAAAAATACAATTCAGTCAAAATACGCTAACAAACTTTAATGAGGTTGTTAGTAGAAATGCTCCATTTATATTTTGGGGTGCAGATAATCTTTTTGTTGATGAACTTTATAGATTAGTTGACGCTTCCCCAATTCATAATGCTTGTGTTAGAATGAAAGTAGACACTTGTGTTGGAGCAGGTTATGTAAATGATTATAGAATTAATACAAGACAGACATTAAATGATGTCTCAAAACAAATGTATTTTGAATTAATTACAACTGGTAATTTATTCCTTGAGGTTGTATTCAAAAATTCAAGAGCAGATGGTTTAGCAGGGTTTTATGTAATTCCCTCAAAATATATGAGAGTAGGAAAACCTGATGAGTGGGGAAGACCTGCAACCAAATATTATTATTGCCGAGAATGGGTTAACTGGCGTAAAGCAGGTATTATTGAATTCTCTGAATTTGACCCAATGAATACAACTCATCGTCAGATTGTTCATATTCGTTTATATCAACCAGGATATGAATATTATGGTAGTCCTGATTATTTATCCGTAATTAATGATATTAAATTAAATCACCAAATTACCGTTTATAATTTATCAAATTTAATTAATGGCGCCAATCCCAGTCTTTGGGTGCATTTCAATACACCTTCACCAGATTCAGAAGCTGAACAAAATGCAATTTTAAGGAATATAGAACAACGATATCAGGGAGCGGAAAACGCTGGTAGAGTAATTGTTTCTTATGGTGATTCAAGTGAAAAACCTGATATTACACAAATTGAATCCAACTTAAAACAGGGATTTTATGCTGAGGTTTTTGAACTTGTACAAAAACAAATTTTATCAGGTCATCGTGTGGTTGATGGTTCATTAATAGGATTACCAAATCCTGGTGGATTTACTTCAAGTGCTGACCAATTAAACACAGCTTATAATTTATTCTTAAAGACATCTATTGGACCGATGCAAGTATTTATGAACAGACATTTACAAGATGTTTTCCAATTAATGTATCCAAATGAAGAAATTAATTTGGCTATAACTCAACAAGCAATACTATAATGATTTATAATGTATTATTAATATCCGAACAGAAATTAAAAGATAACACTCCAATTAACGAAAATGTTGATTCGAGTGAATTAAGATTTTGCATTTCTCAAGCACAAAATATTCAAATTCAGGAATCACTTGGAACTAATCTATATGAAAAAATATTAGAATTGGTAGATACTGGTGATATTGAATTACCAGCAAATTTAAATTATAAATTATTATTGGATAATTTTATTCAACCAACACTAATTTCTTTTGCATATTATCTTGGGCTTGATAATTTTTTTCTCAAATTTATAAACATTGGATTGGTTCAAAATCGTTCAGAGCAAGGAGCTCCAATTGATTTAAAAACTTTGCAATGGTATAAATCAAATGCAAAAAATCAGGCAGAGTTTAATGACCAGTTATTGAGAAGACATCTATTGTTTAGAAGCTCTTGGTATCCTGAATTTATGTCAGGTCCATATAACAACGGACAATTACCACCACAAACAAAAACAGCATTTAACTCACCAATCACTTTACCAGGTATAGGATATTATTGGAACTCTCCAAGATACAATAGAATGTGGGGAGCACCAAATACGGTAACAGCATTATATTGTGAAGATTCTGGTTTCCCTGTGTGGTATGGACACCCAAACAATTCTTAATATGGAGACGAAAGATACAGTAGCAAATGCCACAACGGCAGCAGGTGTTTTATCTTATCTAATGCAATTTCAGGGTGAGTTGACAATACTATTATTAATTACAGGTTTGGCTTTGAACTTAATAAGAATATACGACAGGTTCAAATCAAAAAAGGATTCCCAAGATACAAATTAAAAGGGGATAATTTCTTATCCCCCTAATTAAAAAAATATGAACCAATAAATATTTTAACCCTTGTATTGGGTTTCAATATATTTATCCACTTTATCCATTCGTTCAGCCAATTCTTTGCTGTAACCATTCTCAACATAATCTACGAGTACCACAGAAATACTCATAATGTCTTTTAAAGTCATTTTGTAATTGTTGTTTGATGCCCATTCCTGAACTAATTTCAAGGTGCTCTGTGATGCAATTTGTCTGTCTTTTGATTGTTGTGCCATAATTTATTTCTCTTTTTATAAAATATACGAAAAGGTTTTGAAAAAAACAAATTTGGTGAATTTAAAAAAAACATTTTTTTCGTGAATTTTTTGGATGCTCAAAAAATTGGACTATGGTAAAAAAAGAAAAGGATTGTTGGACAGAGACAACAACCCTTTTACAAGAAAACAAAAAAACACTCGTTTGAGATACTATAAATATACAAAGAGAAAATCACATTGACAACTTTTTTTTCAGTTTTCTTAAACTTTTTTCATCCTCCTTTATTTTAACCCTCTCCATAAATTGTTCGTGTATTGGTAACTCATCGGGTCCAAATGTATAATTTAGAGCTTCTAATATTCGTTGAACTCCAATAAAGTCTTCTTCCCTGATTGGATTGAATTTAATATAGTCGTATTCATCACTCTCTTCCTCTCTGTTAATCTTTTTGTAGTGTATCTTACACTTGGTATCAATTCCCCATTTAGTCTTCTTAGAACGATAAAAATCATCTTCAGGTTTATATTGTCCGCAGATTCTACAAAAGAATTCCCAACCATCTTGGGTGAGCACTCTACGGGATAAATGTTGTTCAAATTGTTTTTTCATTTTTGTTTGACTTAATGTTTTTATTATTCTATAATTGTGATTGTAGGAACAATCTACATAATTAAATATAAGTTAAAATAAAAAAAAATTAAGGAAATGGGAAAGCAAAAATTAACCCCAAGAATGGTGAGAACAATTATTGAATTGTTGCTCGAAGGCAATTTAACACATCAAAAAATTGCAGACAGAATCAACCACAGTCTATTGGCTAACAGAACCAGTCAATTAAGACCGGCTAAAACAATTAAAAGGAGTTTGATTACAAAAATTAATTGTACTTTGAAAAACAAAGCAAAATCAGCTCATCGTTGGACTGATGTTATTGAAGATTATCTTCACGAAAATCCAACAGTAAAAAAGAGACTTGATGGAACAACTAATTTGGATGAAATCTTTAAAACAACAGAACTATAAAAATGATTGAAATGAAAGATAAAGACTCATTTATATTCCATCTTCGTTGGAGTAGTATTTTCAAACAATTAAATGACGAACAATCAGGAAAATTAATTAAACATATTATTTCTTATTGTTCAGATGAAAATCCAGAAACAGAAGAATTCTGGTTGAATATTGCGTTTGCTCCTATCAAAGATAAGTTGAAAGAAGATTTGCAAACTTGGAAAACCATATGTGAACGAAATAGTCAAAATGGTAAACAAGGAGGGGCACCAAAGGGTAACCAAAACGCTCGTAAAGCACCTCAAAATAACCAAAATAATAAAACAACCAAAACAACCCAAAACAACCCAACTAACCCCAAACAAGCCGATAATGAATATGAATATGATTATTCTAAAAATAATCATAATGAATATTCATTATCTACTGGGATTGTTAAGGGTAATCAACCCATTGAGTCGTTGGGTTCTGTGGAAACCTTTGGGGTTTCCATCGACACCCAATCTCCTCAAGGGTTTCTACCCAAAGGTTATGTTGATATAACCGATGAGG